AACTTTTACAAAATAATTTACGATTTAGTAAAAAATGACTTTTAAAGTTTAATATATAATAATATGAAAGTCATTAATAAGACATATAAATTTAGGATATACCCAAATAAAGAACAAGAAATCTTGTTATCTAAACACTTTGGCTGTTCAAGATTTGTATATAATTACTTTTTAAATGAACGTAAAGAACAATATCAAAAAGATAATAAATCGGATAATTACTATAAACAAGCAAAATCTTTAACAGAATTAAAGAAACAAGATGAATATAATTGGCTTAAAGAAGTTAATAGCCAAACAATTCAATTTGCTTTAAGAAATCTTGATACTGCTTATGATAGATTTTTCAGGAAATTAGCGCAATTTCCTAAATTTAAATCAAGAAAACATAAAAATACTTTTACTATACCTCAATTCGGTAGATTAGAAGAAAATAGAATTTACATACCTAAATTTAAAGAAGGTATTAAAGTTAATTTAGATAAACGTGAAATTAAAGGCAAGATTGGTAAAATGAACATTACAAAAACACCAACTGGTAAATATTATGTTTCAATCTTTACTGAACAAATAATAGAACAATTACCTAAAACAAATAAAAAATGTGGTATTGATTTAGGTTTAATAGACTTTGTAATAACATCTGATGGTATTAAGTTTAAAAACAATAGATATACAAAGAAATATTCAAGAGAATTAAAGAAAGCACAACAACATCTTTCTCGTAAAGAAAAAGGTAGCAATGAGTTTGAAAAACAAAAACTCAAAGTTGCTAAAATTCATGAGAAAATTGCGAGTTGTAGATTAGATACTTTACATAAGGTCAGTAAAGAACTTGTTGAAAATTATGATTTAATAAGTATTGAAGATTTGAATGTAAAAGGTATGATTAAAAATCACAAATTATCCAAACATATTGCAGATGCAAGTTGGTGTAATTTTGTAACCTTACTCCAATATAAGTGTGGTTGGTATGGAAAAGAACTTGTAAAAGTTAATCGTTTCTATCCATCATCAAAAACTTGTAGTTGTTGTGGTTGGATAAATCAAGAATTGAAACTTTCTGATAGAAAATGGATTTGTAAATGTGGTAAAAAGCATGATAGAGATATAAATGCAAGTATAAACATTTTAAAAGAAGGTTTAAAAATATATGGTAAGGGACTTGCCATTACAAAGGTGGAGAGGAAATTAGACTTTAGCGATAGAGCACACTCTATGAAGCCCGAAACACATTAGTCTTTAGCTAATGTGTAGTTCATTTTTTGGAAATTATAATATCCCAAAATTCTTTTGGTAAGTGTATATTTTTAATATATTTAGATGATTCAAACAAAGGTGCAATATCAATTGGAGAATAACCAGATAATCCTGTTCCAATTGGAGTAACTAAAAATGTTTGTTCAGGATGTTTTATAGCATAAATTATAAAACTTTCCACATATGGTCTAATTTTATCAATTGATAATACATTAAGATTATCATCTTTTGTTGGAATTGCATAAGTGTTCCCTTGTGGTCCATCACCTTGTCCATAAATTGAACCCCATTTTAATGATGTTTTTGCTGCTCCTTTTCCATGTCTACCTTTAGTATTCGAACCAAAAACGAAGATTTCATTTTTATTTAATTTTGTTATATTTTTAGATGTTGTTCTATTTTCTATAAATGTATATTTTTCATCTATAAAATATGTTCCTCTCATTGCTTCTGAAAAACCGTCGCTCATATTTTTTTATTTTAATTTATATTTATATTTATTTTTTCCATATTTGTTTAATTATTTATCTAACTTTTATTTTATTATTAAAAAGATAATTATAATATTTAAAATATTCATCTTTGCCTAATAAAAAATGAACAATATCATTCATAAATTAAAAATTTGAAATATATTTTAATACTTCATCTGGTTTTATATAAGCATCTTTATTATATGTTGTCATTTCCCATATACCAAACTGATCTGATCTTAAATATTTTCTATCTTTTAATAGATTTATATTTTGATCATATCCATAAATTTTAGGATCACTTTGTGAAAAAATAACAATGCCTGGTTTTTTATAAAATGTTGAAAAATGATGAAAAAAATTATCAACAGATATCCATGTATAACAATTATCTAATTCATTTTTTAATTCTTTAAAATTTAAATCTTTTTTAAATTCATCAACACCAAATATTTTTTTCTCATCAAAATAACCAATTTGTATAACATTATAATTAAGATTTTTTAATTTTAAAACTAATTCTAACCAATAAGGATAGTTTTTAGGGTTATTATTACCATCTCTTAATGGTTTTGAATAAGGACATATTAATATTGTTTTTTTCATTTTTTATAAATATAATTTTTTAAAGGCTTCTAATAGTGTACCTTTCCAATTCATTTCATCCATCCATTTATATATGTTAAATTGTGATATATTATTGTTGTATTTTACTAAAGCATCATGAATAGAATATAATTTAACATTATCATCTGCAAATACTTCTGGAAAACAACAATATAAATTTATTTTTTTATTTTTTTCATTTAATTCATTTAAAATCATTTTAAATGCATAATGATCACCGATTCCATTATCTAATACAATATCAATAAAATTATTATCATTATAAATATTCCATTCTTTTAATTTATTTCTAAATATATTTTCATCATGATCCCACATTTCTTTAACAGTATTATCTCTTATTCCACCAAAAGGATTATGATAATGCCATGTTATACATTTAGAATTTATAGCGATTTCCCACCCTTGTAATTTCATTTCATATGTAAACATAGTTTCTTCTCTATGTCCCACTCTTGATAAATTCATATTATAACCATGCATACCTGCTTCTTTTCTGAATAAAAATGAACTATATAAATGATCCACTATTTTATAATCAAATTTAGGAGATTCAATATTCCATTGTTCATTAGATGCAATATCTATATCTTTTATTAAATTTGAATGTTTACTATTTGATGTTATATTATTAGGATCAATAATTAGTCCACCAATTGCACCTGTTTTATCGTTTATATTTTTAACTAATGTTTCTAAAACATTTGATTCTGGAACATTATCATCATCCAATCTCCATATAAAATCATAATTAGAATCTTTTAATGCCAATTGATGATTTTTAACTTGTCCTTCACCTTTTCCAAATATAACTCTCCAAGAAATACCATTTATTTCTAATAATTTAAATAATGTACTATAAATAGGATCATTTCTCAGATCTATTCTTTTATCATCTTCATTATCATCATAAATTATTAATTCTGATGGACGATATGTTTGTGTAGCAATTGAATGGATACACAAAGGTAATGTTGTAAAATATCTATTTCTAGTTGATATAGTTGCTGTTACTTTCATATTTTCATTATTTTTTCTTTTAAATTTCCAAATTGATATAGGAGATGGTGTAAAATTATTATTTTCATCATAATATCCTGACTGAACACCTTTATATTTATCATAACCTAAATTAGTTATTTTTTCTATAATATCATTTGTTTTATATTGATAATCTGGATTCATTTCATCATGAAATTCTATATACATTGTTGAAAATCTTTTTAAAATATGATTTGGTGTATTATATAAAATATTAAATTCTGATCCTTCACAATCTAATTTTAAAACTAAATCATTATTATTTTTATCGGTAATATAATCATTAACAATATCTTCCAAAGAAATACATTTTACATCCTTTTTACCATTACCCCATATATGTGATGCTTCTCCATCTATATCCATTGAAACATAATCAATACTTTTATCTAAAACTGCTAAATTATAAGTATGAATATTTTTAATATCTTTAACAAAATCTAATAATTTATCATAAAAAATTTCAACAGGTTCAAATGTATAAATTTCTTTAGGATCAAAATATGAACACAATATTGAAAAATACCCAAGATGTCCACCTATATCTATTATTGTTTTATTTTTTATTTCAATTGGTTCTACTTGATTTATATTCATAACAAATAATTCATTATATAATGTTGGATTTTCTTTAATCATTTTATCTTTCATATTATTTATTTCTTTTATAAAACCTATTTTTTTATATTTATCAATATTATTAATAACATATTTAGGATATGATTCATCAATATTAACATATTTAAATTCATAATTATCTTTAAAATGTAAATTATTTTCAATTCTAAAATTAATATAACTATAATCAATAAATGGATATTGATTATATTCATAATGACTAAAAGATTTAAATTTATCAATTACATTACAAAAATAACTAAAATGCCAACCAGCATTTTTTATAGATTCAAATTTATCATTTCTGAAATAATTTGAAAATATATATTCTGGTGAATAATTATTTATATTTTTATATCTAAAAATTCTAGATTTGTCCCAATTATCATTTAAATAATTATTGAAATTATAATAATAAAGTTTAAGTTTTAATGATTTTATACCATTTGTATATTCTAATAGAATTTTAGGATTTGGAATTTCATCAACATCAGAAAATAAGATAATATCATCATCTTTACATATATTTTTTAATTTTAAATAAATATTATATCTTTGGTAATTTTCTTTTTCAATACTATTTTGATTTTCATCTAAATCACTATTTATATAGATAATTTTATTTAAAAATTTTTCAAATCTTTTTTTATTATCTTGAAAATATAATTTTTTATTATTGCCTTGATGATCTAAATTACTTTCAGATAGAACAAAATAATCAACATAATTATTTAATTCATTTAATCTTAATTCTAATAAATCTAATTCGTTATTAAAAATAAAACAATCATAAATTTTATTATTTTTTGATAAATTTTCTATCCATTTTTCACCTTTAAAATAATTTGGAAATTTATTTTTCAACAATTTATTATTCCTAATTAATATATTATCCCAATTTTCTAAATTTCTAACAGTTGTTCCACCTGGATGATATATAGGAAATTCACCAAATGATATTGATTCATTTTTAATTGAGTTTTTTTCAGGAACTTCTATTAATTTATATCCTGCAATATTTAGTCTTATTCCATAATCTATATCTTCGACACCGCCTGGGTTAAATGATTCATCCAATAATCCAATTTCATTAATTATTTTTCTAGTAGTCATAGCACAAAAAAATTGTATAAAATCTGTTGATTCTCCTTCTACTCCTTTGAATAACATTGGACCAGTCATTCCTGCATTTTCATATATATTAAATGGTTCTTCTAATATATTAATCCAAGATTTATCTAATATAACTGTATCATTATTTAATAATATAATATAATCACCAACAGCATTTTTTAATCCAATATTAGTAGCTTTAGTATAACCTAATGGTTCATCATAATAAAATAATTTAAATGGTTCGCCTAATGATTCAATAAAATCTTTTGTTTCATCTTTACAACCATTTGATATTATTAAAACTTCAACATTATTTAAATCAGTATTAATTATTATACTATTAACACATTTTTCTATAAGATCATATCTATTATATGTTGGTATTATGATAGAATATTTTTTATTCCATTTATTATAAAATTTTTCATAATATTTATCATAATTTCCCCACATTTTATTATTTTTAGAATAAGTAAATCCAATATGTTTTATTTTATTAATATCAGTAATTATTGTTCTGTTTATTAAATTTTTAAATTTTGATTGTAAACAATAATCTTCAACATATAAATGTAATTCATTAAATATTTTATAATCAAAGAATAAATTATTTTTTTTATTAATAACAATACAATAAGAATCAAAAAAATCAAGTTCTATTGAATATTCATTATTTGAATGATAAGTTATTCTATTATGATTTTTATAATCATCAAAACCAGTTACTCCCAAAACACCAAAATCTGGATATTTATTAATTGTTTTAAAAATATCATCTATAAAATTTTCATGAAATTCAAAATCTTCATGAACAAATAATATATAATCGTTTTTAGATTTTTCAATTATTTTATTATAGTTAATAGCAGGAATATTATCAGATGATTTCTCAAATAATATATCAAAATTTTTATTTTTAGATTTATTAATAGACGGTCTTAAATGTTTATAAAATAAATCGTTATTATGATTTATATAACCAATTGTTATTTTATTATTATTTTCTTTAATCCATTTATTTTCGATATATTTTGATTTATTTTCTTGTACAATTTTTGGAAAAGAATTATTTATATCGACAAATTCCCATTTTGATTCTGTATCATAAACATCTTTTCCGTTTTCGAATAACGATAACATTCTTTCATATTTGATTTTATCTGGATGATTATATTCTTGATGAGCGAATGATTTAACCTTTTTTATTACATTTTCTATTCCACCCATAAATGTAAAATGCCATCCAGCATTTTTTATATTATAATATGGGATATCATTTCTTTGTGTATCAGAAAATCTAATATCATTAAAATTAAATTTATTTAAAATATCACATTTAACAATTTTAACATTTAATTGTTTTTCATTTGTTTCTATATTTTTATAATTTAAATAATACATAAATCTATCAAGTTCTAAAACCCCTACTAAATTAGTGTTATTATTGATATGTTCTAATATAGATTCTTTTTTTGGTATTTCATCAGCATCTGATACAATTATATAATCACCTTTATTACATATATTTTTAATATAATTTAAAGCTGAGTTTCTTTGTGAATGTTCTCTTACCCAATTTTTATCAAAATCATATAAAGAAAAATCTATTTCATCAGCATTAAAATATTCAATATGAATTTTATCTTTAAATTTCTCAAATTTGTTTAAATTTTCAGTTAAATAAAATGGTTTATCTAAACCACTATGTGTTTTATTAGATTCTATTATTATAAATTTATCTACAATATCATATAATTCATTTAATCTTATTTCTAACAATTCTAATTCATTAAAAAATGGAAAACAATCATAAATTTTATTTTTTCTTTGATATTTGACCATATCATGATGAATTTCATATGGTTTAAAATCACCATTATCTGAATATATTCCAGGTGTATAAATCATTTTTGGAATTATTTCTTTGTAATTATTTTCAAAATGTTCTTTTAATAAATTTGAATTATAATTTGTATTTGGATGTAATCCGTTATGAATTTCACCATATAACATTTCAATTTTATTATATATTTTATTATCAGAATTTAAGAATATATCATATTCTGATCCTTCACAATCAAATTTTATATGAATATTATTATCATCGATTTCTGATATAACTGATTCGATATCTATACTATCAACAACTATATAATTATCTTTTATATTATCATCAAATATAATTTGAGATGTTACATCTTCTTGTAACATTTTATATTGATTTTTATCTTTATAAATAGCTTTATTTATAGGTACAATATTTTTAAAATTAAAATAATTTAAATTTTCTATTAATTTATTATAATTAATTATATCTGGTTCATAAGCATATACTAATTTAGCTCCATTTAATATAGCATAAATTGAAAAAAATCCTTTATTTGCTCCTATATCAATTACTATTTTATCTTTTATTTCATCTTTTTTAACATTATATAAATTTTTAATATATATTTCATCATATGTATAATAATCTTGTTCTTTTAAAAATTTTAAAAAATAATTATATTTAGAATGATGAATTCCTAAAACTTTAGGAATAAAATTAAAATCACTATATTTAATACATTCGTTAAAAAAATCAAAATCATGAGTAACTTTTTCATCTTTTTTTTGTAACCATTTATCTTTACATTTTTTTGCAATTTTATTAGATACCATAAAATTTAAAGTATCTATATTTTCAAAACTTATATGTTCTTTTTCTTGTGGTATTATATAAATATTATTTAAATTTATTTGACAAACTGATATATCATATTTTTCAGGAATTATATTATTTATCATATTTTCAATATATTCAGGATATAATTCATTATCATCATCTAAAAAACATACATATCCATTATCATCCAAATTTTCTATACCATGAATTCTTGGTTTACTGCCTAAATTCCCTTCATGTTCTATTGAATAATATTTAAAATTTATTAAATCATCTTTTTTATCATATTCATTTACAATATCTAAAACTGTTTTATCGTGTCCATCGGATATAACTAAAACATTAATTTCTTTTTTTGTTTGATTTAGAATTGAATTTAAAGCTATTTTCAATTCAATATGTCTATTATAAGTTGGAATAATAATATTTATTTTAAATTTTTTATTAAATTTATCATAATAATTATTATTTATTCTATCTTTTAAAATATTTATATTTCTATTAGTTATTTTATCCCATTTATCAATTATTAAATCACTATGCATAGTTCCTTCTCCTATATGATAAATTGGAAAATCATTATTAGTTTCACTAACAATTATATCATATCCATATTTTTTTAATTTTATAGAAAAATCTATATCTTCACCGTACCCTGGGTTAAATGTTTCATCTAATAATCCAATTTCATTAATTATTTTTTTAGATGTCATAGCACAATAAAATAATATAAATGGGTGTTTTTCGAAAAATAATTTAGATGGTCCAACAATACCAGTATTATTAGACGAATTCCAATAATTTATTAATATATCTATCCAAATATTATTAAGTATAATTATATCATTATTCAAAAATATTATAAATTCACCATTAGAATTTTTAATGCCTTCATTAGTAGCTTTCGTATATCCTATTGGTTCATCAAACCATAATAATTTAAAATTATTATTATCTAATGATTCAATATATTCTTTTGTATTATCAACACAACCATTTGCTACTATAATGATTTCTTTATCATACAAATCAGTATATTTTATTATACTTTCTATACAAGGTTTTAGTAGATCATCACAATGATTATATGTTGGTATAATTATAGAATATTTTAAATTCATTTTTTTTAATAATATTTTTTATTTTATATGAATAGTCAAAGAAAACACAGAAGTCTTTATATTCTGTGATGAATTTGACAAAAAACCATTATTTTTTAATTATTTATAACTTAAAGAAAATAAAGTTTTAACTAAATGTTAAAATTATTCAAATATAGAATATATCCATATCAAAATCAAAAAGAATTACTATCAAAAATTTTTGGTCAAGTAAGATTTGTATATAATCTTGGTTTAGAAACAAAAATTAGTGCTTACATAGGAAACAAAAAATACCTTAATGTTTTTGATTTAAATAAACAAATAACACAATTAAAAAAGAATGAATGTGAATGGTTGAAGGAAAGTCCATCACAAGCATTACAAATGAGTATTTCTAATTTAGATAATGCCTACACTAACTTTTTTAGGGGTGCTGGATTTCTAAAATTTAAGTCAAAATATAAGAAACAATCATTTCAATTACCTCAAGGATTGTTTTTAAGTGAAAACAAAAAGCAAGTTTTCATTCCTAAATTAAAATTCACTGATATTAGATTTACATAGAGAATTTAAAGGAGAAATTAAAACCGTAACCGTAAGTAAATCAATAACAAATAAATACTATATTTCTATTTTAGTTGATAACAAAAAAGAAATACCTAAAAAACAAATTAAATACATCCGTTGGTGTTGATTTAGGAATTAAAGATTTTGCTATCACTTCAGATGGAAAGAAATTCAAGAACCACGATTTCTTTAAATCTTCAATGAATGAACTAAGGATTCATCAGCGATCCTTAGCAAGAAAACAAAAAGGATCAAACCATTACAACCAACAAAAATTAAAGGACACACAAATCTTTAGTTTGTGTGTAGTTCATATCTTTTGAATCTAAATATTTTTTAAACTTTGATATTATATTTTAATATATTAAAAAAAATAAGGCAAGAATGAATTATCCAGATGATTTTATAAATAAAAATATATTAGGAAAAGGACAAGATATATTAAAAGATATACCAGATAATGTTATAGATTTAACAGTTACATCACCACCATATGATAAATTAAGAACATATAAAGATACAGTTGGTAAAAAAACATATGAAGGTGGTTATATATTTCCATTTATTGAAATGGCTAAAGAATTATTCAGAGTTACTAAAGATGGTGGAATTGTTGTTTGGGTAGTAAATGATCAAGTGGTAGATGGTGGAGAGACAGGAACATCTTTTAAAATGGCATTAGATTTTATGAATATTGGATTTAAACTATATGATACTATGATATATCATAAAAATGGTGCACCATTTCCTGAAACTGGTAGATATTCTCAAGTTTTTGAATATATGTTTGTATTTTTAAAAGGCAAAAAACCAAATACTGTTAATTTATTAAAAGATAAACCAAATAGATGGTCGGGTCATTCAAATTTTGGAAAACCTAGTAAAAGAAATGTAGATGGTAGTTTAAAATCAACAGAAAAATTTAAAGTAGGCGAATTTGGATTTAGGTATAATGTTTGGTATATAAATAATGGTAAAAATTATACAACAAAAGATGAATTTGCTTACATTCACCCTGCATTATTTCCCGAAGAATTATGTGAAGATCATATACTTACGTGGAGTAATGAAGGTGATATAGTTCTTGATCCTATGGTTGGTGGAGGAACTACATCAAAAATGGCTAAGTTAAATAATAGAAAATTTATAGGAGTAGATAAAGTTGAAGAATATGTTGAATTATCAAATAAAAGGGTTGAAAATATTACACCATATAGTCATATTAATAAAAATCCTAAATTGTCATTTATAGAAACTCGTGAAGAAATATTAGAAAGAAGAAAAAGAAAATGATTAAATCTGAAAAACTTAAATTAAAAAAATATGAAAGATAAATCAGAAAACGAAACACCAGAAGCAATTGAACAAAAAGATGTCATTTGGGGTAGTAGAGAAAAGAAAGAAAAAGTTAGTGTGTTAATTGGATTAAGTCGTTCGCCAAGTTTTAAACCAATATCTGATATGGAAGTTGGTGAATATGAATATTGGTTGAGAACTAATGAAGATATATTCAAAACCATACCAAAATTAGCATTGGAATTATCTAACTTTTTCAATCAACATAAGTTCGCTGGTGAGGAAATTACTTACTTAGATTTTCAACAACTTGGTTTTAAAGTTGAACATTATGATGAAGAATGGTGCAAATTTAAGAAAAGAACCAATGACGGTGAAATAAGTGGAAAATTTTATTTTAAAACCAAGCATTTAATGATTGCGAATTGGATTGATAATGAAGGTGAAAATTGTTATAATGGAACAATTCATAGTAAGAAATTTCTATTTGAAGTTTTGATTTCTCTTGGTTGTATCAATCAACAAGAAGTTTTCGGAATTGGTAGAAGTTATATGGACTAATGTTAAATCGAAGCACTTTCGTATCATTGTGTATAACGGTTTGCGTATATATACGTTATCGGCAACCTAAGAAACCGTGCTAAGATCAAAGTTTGTCGATTTAATTTTATAACAGTTACGCCAAAAATTGTATACTAAATCAATACAATCTTCTTTGTAAGGTCTATCGTGTTTATTTATTTCTGATTTTATACTTTCAGAATCACAAATTTGAACATCGGCAATACCACCAAAAAAGAAAATGTATTTATCACCAATTTCAATAGGAGTATCATTTTCGTAACATTCAAAATCATATTCTTTGTCCGAATCTGAACATTCAATTTTTGTTTTAAATTTTCTCATTGTATTAGTTTTTAATGATTTGAAAATAAAGGCATCCGATAACACGCAATATAAAAAATTGGCTATCAAACTGCTGTGGTAACTTGAAAGGTCAGCACAATCCAACTTTTCATATTGCCACCGTTATGCCCCATTTAAAGAAACGACATCAAAGAAACAATCGAGATTTGATATTTCTTTATCATCGAAAAATTCTTGAATAGTCATATTGTAATGTTCAAGCATTCCTTTTATTTGTTCAATACGTTGTTTAATGCCATTTCGTGAAATATCAAATACTTTTCCACGCATTTCAACACCTTGTTTGCCTTTGTAAACATGTTGAGCTAAAAGCAGTCCTTTATTCCAAATTATTATTGCTTCTATTTGTTCAGGATAATACTGGACATCGTACCAGTCATTTTGTGGCTCAACACCAAAACAATTTGAAGCGTAGTCGCTGTCGTCTTGTGCTATCCAAATTTTAACTTTATCTTTTAATTTCATAAGAAACTGAATAAAAACGGGGCATAACACACGGTATAAAAAATTGGGGCGTGTGTGGTTTCCCGAAAGTTTGTACTATTAATTATCATTGTAGCGTTACGAAAGTTTATATCTTTTAATCCCCAACTTTTCATACCGTCAAACGTTGTATGCAATAAAAATTACTTGAGGTCTGCTGCTATCCAATTCCGCATACTTCCTAAAAAGCACACTATACTATTTAATAACCATAACCATGTCCAGAAATCTCTATCGTTTTCAATATCCCATGCGAAAATTAGGAAGTATATTACCGATGGCAATAGCCATAAAATTGCGTTCTTTTTTGCTTTGTTCATGTCCGTAATTTTAAAATCACACAACAATGTATATATGGCATTGTATCAGTGCTTTGGTTAAACTTTTATTTTAATTTGTTATTGTATCTCATTTTTCAACTGTGGTTTTACAACGCCACATATACCGTAACGTTATATTCAATTTTGGTTTTGTTACAACCCGTTTCGCATTTTATAACCTTCTTCTAATTTCGGAAGTAAAAAAGAAATAAAATTTGTATCAATTGTTTCATATCCAGTAACAATAAACTTTGGTAATATTTCTCTATCTTCATCTGTTTGTTCAGGTATTACAGCATCATCTGGATATGAAATTTTACCCGTTTCGTTATTCATATACATTATACCTCGATAACAAGTATCAGGATTTCTCATTTGCCAAGCACAATTGATACTATCTTTATCCGTATAAGGGTCATTATATACATTTACCTTAATGTCTTTGAAGTCAATACTTCCGATTAATTTTATTTCTTTTTTTTCCATTCTAATTAAAATTTGTGCAAACAAAACCAAAACTAAATATAACAAGGTGTATATGTAATGTGAGGTTCTTCTGTTTATTATACGTTATTTCTTTTAATTTGTTTCATCAGTTAAGTGAAGTTCGGTATTTCAAATCTCACACTACTCATACACCCAACCGTTAGTTGTAATTCTAATCAACTCCGTTCTGTTTAAGATATTCATTGAACATACCTTGTAATGTAAAAAAAGAATTCATTAAAGTTTCGTGGTTTTTATCACTAATATTAGTCATTATCTTGGTAGCATTTATATTAGACATTACAAGGTATGCTTGTTTATTAATATCTTCCCTACTAATAGAACTACAACTAACATCGTGTATAGCACATTGCTGTTCGTTTTTCAAATTATCGTTTTCCATATCTTTAAAATTAAGTGTTTTAAATTAAATTTTCGTTGGCAACGTGCCATACACGCAGCCGTTAACTGACAAATCAATAAAACGACTAACACTTGAAGATTTAAAGAAAACTGACAAACGAAGTAAAATATCTTTTTGGTTATCTGTTATTGC